CTAAAAGGGTCATTGTATCTTTATGTGATCAGCAGGAAATGTTGCCACTGTCATCAATTCTCCATAAGAAGGTCAAGATGAGATATGTACACATTCAGAGAATCACAGTCATGGTGGTCCCTACTTCTTCTATCTTTGATGAGTATACTGATGTCAAGGCTACCATTGTTGATAAGAGATTCAAGAGAGTGAGTGAGAAGCAAACCCTCATGCTAAGCAGCAATCAGAATTATACAGGAGACATGAGTTTGGACTACAGCATTCCCACCTCTTCTTTGGACAGGGTGATGCTTTGCATTAATTTAGAAGTGCCTTTCATGAATGATGGAGAAGAGTGGGCATCATGTCAGTTAGAAATCATAGCAGAGGAATCTGACTTTCCTCTAACTGTGGCTTTCAAAGAAGTGCTTGCAGTCAATAAAGCAGCACCAACAGCCTTGGAGAGGTACATGTATGATCCAACAAGAAGAGACATGACTATCCACAACAATCATAGACTGACTTTAATGGAGATGTTCTTGAGAGGTGAAATCGCAAATGAAATGCAGCCAATGGAGGTTAAGACAGGAAAACTAGAGTACTCCAAGACAGTAGTATCTGCATCCCCTCTAAGAAGTGCTAAGGAAGGGACCATTGCTATGAATGACTGGGAAGCAGTCAGCAAGTTCAAAAATGCACAAATTCCTATTGATCAACAATCCATTGATCCTGATGGAGTGCTTGCATCTGAGCCAGCCAGTGAGGTCTCTTATAATGACATCAATGCACAAATAATCCAGAATCTCAAAGAGGCTAAGGAAGCTGCTGAGAAGATTCCAGGGAAAGACAATTTTGAGAAATTAAAGAACCTCTCTTTGGTGGTGAAGGGGTCTGAGGCAAAGCCAATGGATGAAGAATTGAGCAAAACAGGAGAGAGTGGGAAGTTGGAGGCTGGTGAACAAGTTGTTGAGAGGAATGTACCTGTGAAATTGTCTCGCCTTGCTAAGGCAAGAGTTGCCTTTCAACCCTGATGACATGTGTTGTGATAGCTCTTATCCTCCATTATTTCTCCTAATGATATTGACCTTATTTCATTTGTCATAAAACAATAAACAATCATCAAAACAAGGGAACCCAACCAACCATGTTACAACATGGTTGGTTGGGCCTTCTTGTTTTTGTGATTATTTCCTGTTTTCTGACATAAGAAATCATAATCATCATTAGCTGCAGATCAGAAAGATGCTCGTGGAATAAGCAGACAAATGAGTAGCAAATTGAATGAAGAAAAACTAAATGAGATCTACTCCACCTGTTTGTTCCACCTCCTTTCCTTTTGTAACAATGAAGCCAGCTATATCTGCTTTATATTGATCTTCTGTGGGGAGATCATAGCTAGTTCCTGCTTTGGCTTGGGCATTCACAACAATGGGGCTAAGTGTCTTGAATAAGTCACCAATTCCATATTCAAGAAGCATGGCTTGTTGGACTGATTCTTCTGGGACTGGAGATGTGCTTGCTGCTTCAACAAAAGTCCATTGGGCATCAAATGCCTCTTTTGCAGACAATGTTTTAACAAAGGTCATTGACTGATCACAAGAATAAGATGCAACAGCCAATTTCAAGAAGTTTCTTGTCCTGGCAGGGAGGCTGGTAGATATGAAACTAGCAAAGGCAGAGATCCTCATGGGCTTTGGGAGGGAGATTGACAGATACTCACCCTTAGGGAAATCCTTGGTTGGGAGCACATTGGACATTCTTGTAGCAAGAGCAGGAAATGATGCTGACACTCTGGGGAAAGTTATAGTGTCTGCAGCTAGATTTGCCCCAGTAGAGCCATACTCCATCATGTACTTGGCTGTAAGTTCAGAGACCTTATCTTTCCCCTCTTGAGATCTCCTGAGAAGAGCTTTGCCTGATAAGTTCCCCATGTATATGTTTGCAGCAATACAGAACATGATGTCCTCTGTCACCTTGGAGACATCTGCATCTGTGAGCTCCTGCTCCTCCTCAGGTGTAGGAGTATCTTTATATTTATGATACTTTGCAAGGATCACAAACTTACAGATTATCAGAACAGGATTCATTCCTTGGAATTCAAAGATCAGATACTTAAGAGGGTCAATTTTGGCTTGACTGATTGACTCTGTCTTCTCCACTAACATTTCTATCTCTTCTTGTGTCACTTCCTGAAGGAGTCTCTGAATTTCCTTCACAGCAAGAACAACCTTAAACTCTGTCTTCTCCGTAAGTATGGTTTTACCTCCTGTGGTTGTTGTTGCAGGAGGTTTCCCAGATGGTCCAGAGGGGGTGGGAGCAGGCTCAAGCCCTCCTCTACCCCTACCTCTCCCACCTCTGCCCCCCCTGTCACCTCTTCCTATGCGTGCAGCCATTACTCACCTGCTCTCAAAATGATTTGCTTAGGACAAGGTCAGCAAAGGATGATTGGTACAAAGTATTTTAT